CCAGATCGCTTTAAAGCCTCCACAGATCTTTCATAATCATCGTGGATGTATAAAACACAGGGGGAAGATTGATTTGCATAAAACCACACATAAATAAGAGCCTTAGCATGAAGCTCAGCAAACTCCCCAGTTCGCTGGAGTTCAGGATATCTGTGTCTGTAATCCTCTGGTTTAATAGATGCTGGATCAAATATTCTTATACCCATAACAACTAATTAGTTTAGTACTCCTGATGTTTGTGATGCTCCCCCAAAAAATTACTCCATACTTTCTTAGCTTCATCGTTGTATTTTTTCAGGAATCGTGTCTGAAATGATTTTATGAGATTATCATTCCGATGCTCATATACATGAAGTATCTTATCAACAACCTCTTTATGATCAGTTGTGCTAACTTTTAGTCCCGGAGGCATCCAAGTTATTGTCTCACTAACGATAACGATCTTATCACAATTCACAAAGTCTGCAGCTACAATGTTAAAACTTTCTGTAAAGGAAAGCTGCATACCAAAATCCATCTCTTTAACAAGATTAAGAAAAATAGTAAGAGGCATCCAGTTATGGACAACTAGTTCATGATTACTATCATAGAATAGAGCCCTCAATGCACTAAGAATTGAACCACTATCATCATCCCCGGGTTGTGCAGTAACATGAAAATATAACTTCTTGTCAAGGGCATTAGCTGCTTGCATAGCACACACGGCCTGAAAACACTGGTTCTTTGCTAAGCGAAGTGCTCCGAAACATCCAACATGAATATGTCTTCTCTCCTCACTGAAGCTAGATTCCTTTTTATGAGTCTTTACAATGGTTGGCAAGCAGGTAAAATTATAATTCCATGCATTAGATATCGCCTGCTCAAACTCCTTGTTAGTAAATGATATAACTAGCTCATGATTATCGAGTTCAATATAGTCCCTAAGAACCCTTATACTGTGTGGTTCCGCAGCAAGAAATCCCATATTACTATGAACACGTACTACCCATTGTATGCCCCGATGCTTGTTCAAGTGCATTAATTCACGCAACTTTATTGCCTCTACCCATACCGCCTCTAAAACTACTACGTCAGGTTTGTATTTATGTATCTCATGATCAATGAAGTTAGCATCAATAACATGGACTACTTTACATTGATGCTTAATAGAGCGAAGATACTCCACAATAGGAAGAGTGGAATTTACCAACCCATCAGATGATACAGGGGATGCACTGTAATGGTTTTCCTTCAGAAGAAAAAGAATCTTTTTCATGTTTGTTTTTTATTAAAAATGTAACCTACAAAAATTTGTTGTGTACCATTCATCCTTTGTTTAATTCAAATGTGGGTTTAAGATGCATATTTGTTTCATCCCATTTATTGTGGGTATCTATAAGAGATGGTAAAAGCCAATGGTCAGATGTATTTCCGATGTCTAGTGTGACTTTCGCAATATTACCTGTTCTGGCTATCTCTGGTCCTATGTATTTACTGGCTGGCCCTGCACTAAAAATTGTTAGGGGGGCATTTATCTTTGATGCTGCTTTAACTATTTCGTCTGATTGTTTCCAATCACATAGTTTTAAATATGTTACTTTTACACCGAGTCCCCATTTTGCTCTTGCCTGAACTGCGTCAGCTGATTCTGTACTACAATGAATAAATAGCACATGACCTGCCTTTACAAAAAGGCTGATTATCATTTCCTCTGTCCATGAGTTACAGAAAAAATTATCTACATACCTATCCCGCTTATTAAAAAATTTATATAATTCATAATCCGAGCGGAGTAAACCTGAAACAGATGGTGCAAAGTAAGTACACTCATTAGCCGATCTTACTAATCGATTCTGCAATGAAGCTAAATCAATGCCCTTACAGCCCAACCTTTCACTCCTATCATCCTGAAAAATAGGATCAACCTTATTGGTTGCCGACATAATGGTATGTTCCCCATCACCCATTCTCACCACCGATAGACTCTTTCCAGAGTCGAGAGCATCCCCAACTAACATAAAGAAAGTATTCGAACTTATCGTATTCTGACAAAGTTGTAACTGTTCTTCATTTAATGATTTAATTTCAAACATTTTTATTGGTATTGGTTTACTTATTATATATTTATTATAGAGGAAAATTAAGATATGCAAACTCCCCAAAGTATTTTATGGAAGCAGCATCCCTTGCTCTGGCTGCATCTTCTTCAGAATCAAAAGAACCTAAATGCATTCTTTTCTTATTAACATTAATCTGGGCTACTGCTTTTTTACCATAAATATACACCCCCTTATATTTAGATTTACCCCAAGCCTTCATATTCATAGAATTCTGAGATCTAGTACAATTCCTCATATTATCCTCAAAACAATTAAGACCATTACCATCCTGATGATCCACCTCTTGATCATCGGGTGTAGCCATAATAACGCGATGCATATAAACTGTTTTACCTCTATCCCCTATAACACCCCTTGCAGCATACCACGTATTTCTGCCTTTATGTGCTCTCCATTTCCATTGCATAAGATAGTCATACCAGTGATCATCTACCTGAACTATAAAACCCTGTGTTAGGTTAATCTCTCTCATTATCTAAATTTTTAAAATTTTCTAAATTAGCCATCCCACCATCTGCAAAAGTCTCAAATACAGGAATTTTAACTGGTCTTCTAACCACCGAATAATCAGATAGTCTTACTAGCTTTTGTTTAACCTTAAATCTTTCAGCCACTAAAACCTTCCTAGTTGGATATAAATGGGGATGACACTGTCTGCAGATATAAGCATATGTTGCTGCATATAAAGTATCTGTGAAATGCATTGAAACATTCATAGCTCCCCAAGTTTCCTTACCTGTTTTAGACATCACCTGTACAAAAGTTGATAACTGTTCAAATAATACAGGAATATAAATCCTATCATGGTAAGTTCTAAATAACTCCGTCATATAATCAATGATAGCATCTGATCTATTACCTTTATTATCAATACCTATCTCACGAACACCCCCAACCAATTTAGAAGGAAGCTGAGTATTAAATACCAAAGATGAAAAGAATCCTTTAAGTTGTTTATAATCAATATAGTTAGTTCCTATGTTTGCTTCTACAAGTTCCTTAGCCCCAAGGTTAATTGGATCGGGTGAAGTATTGTAGTAGAGCCCTAACAAAACACTTTGAAGAAAGGTATATTTATGATTATGCTGCATCCGGAAGTTCACAACAGCTGGGATAGTGTGTGCGTACTCATCCCAGATTGCACTGGCAAATTTAGAGTGGCCAGTCTCAGTAGCTATAGGGTCTGTCCCTTGATAATATCGATTCTCCCATCCCGGTTCCGGCTTAGTAAACATACAGGTAGAGGCTTTCTTAAAATCATCTGTGTCATCAATAACAATAAACTTAGCCCCGACTAACCTAAATGGAAGATCACTCTCAATAGGCATTGTTTCCCCCTCATCAAATATAGGCTCAAAATAACCGTATACCGGTTGCATCCTCGGCTCTAGATTTCTGCACTTATCTATACCACCCTCTATTATCTCCCTAGAAACCAGAGTACTAGCAGTGGTAAGGAACATATCCTTAAATGAGGACGGATAGTGCTGATGGAACTGTGTCTTAGAGGTTTCAAGATCTATATCCTCCTTCATAGCTCTGGCACCGTAGTACCAAGCTTTTTCCTTCTCATATTCAGTCTTATCGAATCGGCAGTGCCAGCTGAAGAATATTGGAACGAATCCGTTATCGTACTGCTTAGCTTCCCAGAGCCCTAAAATCCTGTACCATTCTTTTTCATACTCTCCTTTACCCTTATCCATGGCACCACCTGTTCCCCATAACCAGACCTGCCTCTTTAACTCATACTTACCGGTCTTAGGATTATTCCAGAACATTGTAGGCCTAGCTTCGTTGAGCATTGGACCTAATATGGAAATGTTACCAATCTCATCCACCAAAGCAAGCTGTGGAGATCCCCCGTTGATCGCAGTCTTCTTTGGGGCCACCACATCAATCCTACTATTTGGATAACCCTTAGCACCCTTGGCCACCTTATCAGATAACCAGAACCGGGTTCCGGAATCACTCTTAACCTTAGGCTGCATCCATCTTGGGATAGCCCCAAAAGGGTATTTTATCTTATCTGTGAAAATTTCTTCCCCGGTATCTTTATCCTCGGTAACAAATTTAATATAATAGTTTGATTGAAATATAAGCCTATTGTCGGCCAGTAATCCCATGATAGAAGTAAATCCTATCTGCCTACCTTTTCCCCCGATTACATTATAGCCACAGTTAAATAAATAACAAACAACCGCATGATGCTCTCTGGCCTCATACTTAACCATACCAGAAGAGATATCCCCCTCCTTTAATTCTCCGTACTTATTTACAAAATATAAATAATTCTCATCACCCCGATCATACTCGCGCTGCTTATACTGACGTTTAGCGTCATCAGTATGGTATGTGGTTATATTATCCTCTTCCTGCAGCCATCTCCATGCCTGTGCCTTATATAAGGTAAACTTTTTATACTCACACTTATTTGGGAAGTACCCATATAACATTGAGTTAATCCAGTTTACAAAATCCGGTTTGTGATTTAATACAGACTCTGGCATCCAATCGGCCTTGGTAATATTAGCCTTGAGCATGTGGTAGTTCCCTGACTCATGAAAGGGGTCCATATATTCTGACCACTTCTTCTCAAGCCTGATAGCTTCATGGGAAACATCCTTACGCCCGGGAGTGCCTGTAGCTATAAGACCCAGCTCAATAAGTTTCTGAACCTTATCCGGCTGAAGTACCCCTTTTTTATATTGATCTAAAAGGTACTTATGATATCGTTGCTTGCTTACCTCAGGGTCGATTGCCATCTTCGCATACATTTAAGTTCAACTCATACAACCCCTCATCACAAAACCATTGTGATCCAGCATAGAAAAACCCATCATACTTGCCCAGTACTGTCCCACGATAAATCCTATACTCTTTAACTCCTACATTATTCCACTCAAACTCTATGGAGTTATATTTATTTGGGGCATACACCTGAAGTATATGGGAAGGAATGCCCTCTATGTAATCAAAAGGTTTTACACCCCGTACTGCTGTTATAACGTAATAATATAACCCTTTAGGTAATTCTCCCTGATCATGAACAATAATACTCTCAGGTACAACAACCGGAGAGTCTGGAATAAATGGTTTACTGTCTATCATGTAAAATTTAAATTTGCAAATTCTCCATGGTACTTCATAGCCGCTACATCATAAGCAAGAGCAGCTAATTCTTCGGTAGGATGAGTACCTAAAAACATAACTTTTCCTTTATAGCATATAGTTGCTCTAATCTGCTTT